AATAGCGGATCGTCACCGTGTGCGTGACAGTCGCCGCCGCTTGCTGCTGGCTGATGGTTTCGCTGCCGCCGATAACGTCCACCTTCGCCCACAGCGTCGCCAGCGTCGTGTACGTGGGAATTTCTTCGCCGGTGGCATTGCGCACCACGGTTTTGCTTTTGATCTGGATGCGCTGCCGCAGATCACCCGCTTGCATCGCGCCTCCAATCGAGCGGGGCCAGCCGCTCAAAGGCCGCCAGCCGTGATGGCTGATCATCGTCGAAGGGCATCAGCCACGTCTGCGACACGCTGTCCCAATGCGACACGGGCACATCCAACCGCCCCAAACTGACAAAGCCCAGGCGGGCCGCGTCACGGGCAAAGGCCAGGTCTGGGCAAGCATCCCGCGCGCCAGACTCGCGTAAAGGGATCATCTCTAGCACTTCCCGCTTGATGAGCGTGCAGCCAAAGCCCACGCCCGCCACGCGGCAAATTCGATCGGCCCGGGCCTGCGCCAACTCGCGCGGATAGCCGCTTAAACTTGCGCCAATCTGCCCGCCGGGCAGGTATTGCCACAGGCTCAGGGTCTTGGACGTGCGCAGCAGATAGGGCGCGTACACAATATCGCCGGGCGTTTCCAGCAGCCGCTGCACCGCGTCCGTGTCCGGCAGCATGTGATCGTGCTCAAAGGTTAGCAGCGCGTCCCAAGTGCCAGCCAGAAATTCGCGCTGCGCCCACTGATATTGCGCCAGCACGTTGCGGTGATCGCCGATCGGGAAGGGGTTGGCCCGCCCGATGTGATGATCCAGCACGCCGTCAACGCGCTGCATGAACACGGTGTTCTCGCACTCCGGCCGCATGGCCAGCGTGCCGTTTGGCAATTCCCAGGTGGGTGTAAAGACTAAGACTCTCATGCGCTTAAAGCCGTGTCCTGTAAGAGGTAAATGACTGCCGCTCAAAACGTCGCTGGCCGATCTTCGGCCCCGCCGTGCCCCTAAACTGGCCCGTTTTCGCGTCCGTTTGGGTTTGGCGGGGTAACACGCCGGGCAGCGCGCTGTGACGTAACGCAGATTGCATTTGTGGCAGCGGTGGGGCGTTTGGCGCGGCATGCCGGATCAGAACGATCGCACTTGATAAACGCCCAGCAAGGCGCGCACGCCGTTCTCGATGGCCCGATTGACCGTGCCGCTCTGCGTGTCCTCTCTGTTTTCGTAGAAATGCCCCACAATCAGCCGCATGGCCTGCTTGATGGTTTCCGGGACCAGATCGGGCGTGCTCCACCCGGCCACATAGGTCACACACACCGCGTTATAATCGCGCAGCGTGGTGGTTGGCCAACTTTGATACCCGCGCAGATGCACCTGACCCGGTTCGCCTACGGTGTCTACAAAGTATTTGTCCACATCGAACGTATATTCTGTATCGTCAACGCCGTAGTATTTGACGCTGGTCACGCTCTGCAAGGGCGGGCGCGGGATGATGATCTCGTCATCGTCGGGCCATTCGTCCAGCCACAATTCCAACGTCTGCGTGCAGTAAGCGCGCCAGTCCAGGCCCGCGCAGAACTCGCGCGCGGCGCGGATGTAGGACTCGATGAGCAGGTTCTCATCTGTCAGGCCCGGATCGACGCGGCATTGCTGCTTGGCGTCGGCCAGGCTGAGCGGCTCAAAGGTGGGCGGCACGGTCACGCGCCATTTGCCCTCGACCAGGACGCTCACTACTTGCCGCCTTTGCCTTTGCCGCCATTGCCACGGCTCGCGGGCGGCGGGGGCGCGTTTCGCGCTGGCTCGACAATCGGCGCTGGATCGATGATCTCTGGTTCGATCGGCTGCGCTTCGTTCTCGGGTTCGGTCGGTTCATCGACGACGGCGATCATTGTCACCGGCTCGCGCCCCTCACCCCCGGCCCCTCTCCCAATAGGCGAGGGGAGTTCGACCGCCTTGCCCATCTGCACCAGCGTCTTGCCGGTGGCATCCGTCACGCTGACCTCTTGACCCTTGCTAACCGGCTGCCCATCGGCCACAGTGTTACGCAGTAATTTAATATACATGTCGCCTCATTTCTGCGGACATAGCCCCAAGCCCCTCCCCTGTGCCGCTTGTCGCACGGGGAAGGGGACTGGGTGGGGGTCTTAGTCGGCGTGATCTTTGAGCACGCACCGCACCGTGGGCGTGACGGCATTACTGCCGCCCAGCGTCACGCTGGCGCGCAGATATTCGCCATAGGTCAGCGTGGGCGTGAAGGCTGTGCCGTCGGCACTGACCGCCGTAAACGTATGCAAAGTTACCCAGTTGCTGGCGTCGGCGCTGTGGCTGATGATGGCCGTCACGGTCTGGGCACTGGTCACGTCCACGATGCTGTAGCATTCGGCGTTGGAATAGCCTGTGGTGCGCACCGCGCTGCCGGTCTGGTTGGTGGTGATGCTGCTCCCGGCGTAGAGCGTGACTTGCTTGACGATGCGCAGCGTGTCCTGCGGCGCGGCTTCCGGCTTGGCGGACGCCAGCCCGATCGGGAGCACGGTGAAGACCGCGCCGAGCATCAGGACCGCCACGATCAGGGTCAACAACGTTTTGATTCGCAAGGTGTTCATGGCTTGGTTCTCCTCTTCTTCAGCGGGCAGCCCCGTCGTCGAGGCCGCCCGCGCTTGCTTTAGTTATCAGGTCCGCAGGCTTTAAGCGGGCATCCATCTGGGTCCCCGCTAACAACATGCGGGGACGACACGGGCTTTAGGCCGTGACCACATCCACGCAGGCCGCGAAGGATTCTGCGTGCCGCACGGCCACGTCTACATCTTGCAGCGCGATGACGCGCAAGCGCCCGGCCACGTCGCCGGTGTACGGGTCCGCCATGATGTCCAGCGTGCCCCACATGGCCATGATCAGGTCCGCCCAGTTGCCGAAGAAGATCGCGCTCAGGTCGGTGGCCGCGCCCTTGGTCAGCGCATTGCTGACCTGGTTGGTGACGTGCGCCATGTAGCCGTTGAGCGGCGTCGCGCCTTCATCCGACCAGACCGTGCGGCTGTCCGTGCCCGCATACTTGGCGGTTTGCTTCAACTTGCCGCGCACGCGCGCGTTGGTCATGTAGGCCAGCGTGCCGATGTCCGCGTTATCGACCGCGACTTCGGTTTCCAGGTTGACCAGGTCAGCCCAGACGGGGGCCGCGCCGTTGGGGTTGTCGCCGATGGCGGCCGCGCCGCCCGCAAACACCGCGCCGATGCCGCTGGTGCCCGCAATGCCGGTGGGCTGATTGTTGCCCGCGCCCGTGCCGTGCAAGGCAGCCAGGTCGATGGCCCGCGCTAACACCGCGCTCAGATCGCCGCGCACGAAGTTTTCAACGTCGATGCTGGACTGCTTCAGCAACTTGCGGCTGATGTCCGTATACGCGCCCACGGTCTTGGGCGTGAGTGACACTTGCCCGATGGTGGGCGTGCTCTCCGCCGTGATGTCCGTGTTGTCGGCCACCCAGTAGGCGGTCGCGCCGCCGGTCTGCTTGGGGATGGCCACGTCGCCGACGAGGTCGCCCAGGAAGGTCGCGCCCGCGGCTTGGATCATCATGCGATTGCGCAGCAACTCGATGAACGACGCCGCCAGCAGATCGGTGGCGATGAGGTTGCCGCCCGCCGTGGCCGGGGTCTTGGTCATGTCGGCGCGCAACGGCTGATACTGCCAGCCGCGCGGGGTCAACACGCGCTGAAGCGACCGGGCCGCCAGCACATCCACCGGCACGAAGAAGCCCTGCGCCTGAATGCCCAGCGCCTTGGCCGTGGCCTCGCTGGCCTCGCGCTCCAACTCTGCGCCGCGCCAGTTGCGGTTCGCCTGCGCCAACAGCGCGCGGGTGAACGAATAGCGCTGCACGTCGTGCGCGCCCATGCCCAGGACCGGATCGGGCCGGGCCGGTTCCGGCTGGGGCGTGCCCGCGCCCATCGCGGCCAGGTGCTTGGCGCGCTCGATGCGCTGATTGAGCGCGTCCGCCTGACTGGTATAGTCGGCGTACTGCTTCTCTTCGTCCGCGTTCAAATTGCGGTTTGCTTTTTCAGCCACTTCGACGATGGCGCTGGCCTGGCTGACTAACGCAGCGCGCTGGTGCAACAGTTCTCGCATGTTGTCCACTGCAATCCTCCGTTCAGATTTTTTCCAGCAATTCAAGCCTGCGCTTCTTGGTTGCCAGGCTGTTGCCTACTATGGGTTGATCATCGTCATGCCCGCGCGTTTCTGGCGGGCATCCATCTGGGTCCCCGACAGACGCATTCGGGGACAACGGATCACTTTCTGCCCTGACGCCCGTCAAGCGCGCCACCGTTTCATGGTAGCCCGCGACGCGGTCGATCATGCCGACGGCTTTAGCGTCTTTGGCGGTGAGCACCCGGCCTTGCCCGTAATCCGATCGGACTTGCGCGGCCGTGACGCCCCGGCCTTTGGCGACATCGGCGACGAAGAGGCCGTAAGCCTCATCGACGATGCTCTGCAAATGATCGCGCGCTTCGGTCGATAGCGGCTCATCGGGGTTGGCTTCCACCTTGTATTTGCCCGCGTGGATGTAGGTCGTTTTGATGCCCATCTTTTCCAGCATGGCCGACCAATCCTGATGCGCGGTGAACACGCCGATCGAACCGATCAGGGCCTCGGGGGATGCCACGATCTCATCGGCTTGGGAGGCCAG